ATCGTAAGACCAGGCGCATATCTTATTCTTGACTGCTATCGTATCCTTGATCCTCGTATTCATACAGAGATCTACGAGGACAGAATGCTAAAGAAGTACCTTACTGCTCTCATCAAGCGTCAATGGGGTACAAACATGAGCAAGTACAGCGGCATCAAACTTCCTGGCGATGTTACTCTGCGTGGCGTTGATATCACCAACGAAGCGGAGAAAGAAATAAATGAAATCGAGAAGGAAATCATAACTAAGTACGAACTACCAGTAGACTTTATGATGGGCTAAAATGGCACTCAATCCATATTTCAACAAGTTCAAGAATTTACCAGAACAGAACCTCGTTGAGGATCTGACTATTGAAGCCATCAAGATACATGGTATGGAGATGTTTTACATCCCAAGAACCATGATTGTAAAGGATGATTTCTTTGGCGAGGCACCGTATTCGCGGTTCAATTCTTTCAAGATGATAGAGATGTATATGGATACCACAACTGCCTTTGAAGGTGGTGATCAATTCACTAAGTTCGGGTTTGAGGTTAGGGATAGCGTCAAATTCACCGTATCTCGCAAGCGATTCAAGCGAGAAACGGGAATGGCTAGACCGTTGGAAGGTGATTTGTTATTTCTTCCGTTGAACAGGGGTCTGTTTGAAATTAAGTTTGTAGAACACGAGAATCCCTTTTATCAATTAGGCAAACTAGTCTCCTACCAAATGACTTGCGAACTTTTCCAATACAGCGAGGAAAAGATGGCTACGGGTATACCCGAAATAGATGCGGTAGAAGAAGTTGCCTTCAAACTTCAACTCTCACTAGGAGCATCAGGTGCAACAGGAACTTTTACAGCAGGCGACTTCGTATATCAGCCTTCGGGTGGGGCGACTGCGGGAGAGTTTTCGGCGGCGACTGCAAAAGCAACCGTGTATGCTTGGAACCCGCAACAACCGACAAGCATTGTTCTTGTGGATTCGATTGGCGGCTGGAGTCTCACGGGAGGCTATGTAACAAAGTCAGACAAATCTGCATATTATCCAATATCTGCATCTGGAAGTAGCGAAACATTCGGAACTCTTATTGACCATTCAAATGAGATAATTCAAACCGAAGCAGATGTCTTTATGAACTTTGATGAACATCATCCCTTTGGAGAGCCGTAATCATGTTTGACTATTTCTATCATGGTACGGTGAGAAAAACAGTAGTGGCATTTGCCAATCTGTTCAACGATATTCATATTGCACGATACGATATTGCTGGTGGAAATGATGCCCACGGAAATGAAGTAGAGCGCATCAAGGTTCCTATTGCTTACGGTCCTCGTCAAAAGTTCCTTCGCCGTCTTGAGCGTATTGGAACCGACTTCGATCAAGCAAAAGTAAAGTTGGAGAGTTATCTTCCCCGCTTATCATTTGAAATGCAGAATATCACATATGATGCTTCTCGCAAGTTGTCAACTATGAATTCTACAGTTGCAGCATTGAGTAGCACACAACTCAAGCGTAGATATGAAAGAGTTCCCTACAACATTGATATCTCTTTGAGTATTCTCGCAAAGAATACGGATGATGCTCTACAGATATTTGAACAAATAATACCATATTTTCAGCCTGAATACTCTCTCACAGTAAACATGAATGATACCGATCCTGCGGTAAGTGTTCCTGTTGTGTTCAAGAATGCCGTATTGTCAGAAGGCGATGATGGTAGCCAAGGCGATTATGGAACCCGCAAGGTTACTATTATGACCCTGACATTCGTGATGAAGATCTATATGTACGGACCAATCAAGGATGTCAATGTTATTCGCAAAGTCGAAACCAATGTTGCGGCGGTCAACAATACATTGGATCTTGCAGGTATCACAAGTACTGCATACGGTCCTTCAGGAACAAATATAAGCGTTGTTGGTCAAGCGGCAACGGGTGCTACGGGTATTCCATCAGGATCTACAGGGCAATACACCATAAGAATAACCAACTTCTGAAAAGGATCTCATTATGAGTGAAGTGGATAAAAATCTATCTAATGCTTTGAATTTACCAAAACCCGAATCCGAACCAGCACAAGGAATTGTTCAAAAAGAAGTCAAGTCGATTAGCACCGGCAGGACAGAAGCAGATCGGGATTACACCGAAGTTCGGGATAACCTGAAGCGCATCATTGAAAAGTCCGAAGAGGCAATTGAAAACATTCTTGAGGTGGCGGTGGAGAGTCAAAATCCTCGCGCTTATGAAGTTGTAGCGCAGTTGATTTCTTCTGCATTGGAAGCAAACAATAAGTTGATGCATCTGCACAAGCAAATCAAAGACATCAAGAAGCAGGAACCTGGCAAGTCTACTACAGTCACCAACAACAGTATCTTTGTAGGCAACACAGCAGACTTACAGAAGATGCTTCGTAGTGCCAATACCAAAATGATTGAAGATATGGGCAAGGAAGATACGGATGCCAAGTAAGCAGGGTGATAGTTACCTTGGCAATCCCCTGCTGAAGGGTCCGAATGTTCAAGTAGATTACACCAAGGAAGAATTGGCAGAGTATGTCAAATGTTCCAAAGATCCTGTCTACTTCCTTGAAAATTACATGAAGATCGTGACCCTCGACCAAGGACCAATGGTCTTCAAGATGTATGGATTTCAGAAGAAGATTGTTCGAGCGATCCATACAAATCGTTTTGTGATCTCCAAGATTCCTCGTCAGAGTGGTAAGTCCACCGTCATGTTGGGCTATATCCTTTATAGCATTCTATTCACGCCCAACTATAAGGTAGCAATCCTTGCAAACAAACTGAAGACTGCAAGTGAATTGTTAAGCCGTCTGAAGTTTGCTTATGAGAATCTACCTAAGTGGTTGCAGCAAGGGGTGATTGAATGGAACAAATTGAGTTTCACTTTAGAGAATGGTTCCAAGGTAGTGGCATCTGCTACAAGTGCATCTGCTGTTCGTGGTGACAGTTTCAACTTTTTGCTATTGGACGAGTTCGCCCATGTCCCTGAAAATGTAGCACAGGAATTCTTCTCGTCTGTTTATCCTACCATTTCATCAGGTAAGACTTCCAAGGTAGTCATCGTGTCTACACCTCGCGGCATGAATATGTTCTACAAGTTGTGGAAGGATGCCGAGAATAAGCGAAACCAATACATCCCTATTGAAGCCAAGTGGAGTGATGTTCCTGGTCGTGACGCAAAGTGGAGAGAGATTACAAAAGCAAGTCTTGCAAACGAACGCCTTTGGTATCAAGAATTTGAATGCGAATTCCTTGGCTCTGAAGACACGCTCATCAAACCAACCAAGATTTCATCTCTCGCATATGAGCCTCCGATATATCAAAATGATGAAGGCTTAATGGTATATGAGGCTCCAATCAAGAACCACATCTATGCCATGTGTGTAGATACCGCCCGTGGACAGGGGCAAGACTATCATGCGGCTACTGTAGTAGATGCTACTCAAATGCCCTACAAGGTAGTAGCCAAGTTTAGAAACAACACCATGCCTGTCATGGTGTTTCCAAATCTACTTGAGGTTCTTGGCAATCGCTACAACGAAGCGTATGCTCTTATTGAGTTAAACGATACCGGTCAACAGGTATCGGATATCCTACGAGAAGAACTTGAATACGAGAACATCATTAGTATTACAGTTAAGGGCAAAAAGGGTCAGAAAGCAGGAGAAGGATTTGGTGCAGGAAGATCTCAATACGGCATCAAGATGTCCAATCAGATTAAAAAGACAGGGTGCCTAGTTCTTAAAGAAATGATTGAATATGACAAGATTTTTTTAAATGACTTTGACACTATTGCTGAACTATCTACCTATGTCGCCAAAGGATCAGCATACGAGGCAAGTCCAGGGTATAACGATGACTTGATTGCCACCCTTGTCATGTTCGGATGGCTCACCACACAGCCATATTTTAAGGATCTGGTCAATACCGATATTCGTCAGAAATTGTTTGAGGACAAACTGAAGAAACTAGAAGAAGATCTTGTTCCATTTGGATTTTTGGAATTAGGTGTGGACGATCAGCAAAGTCAGGATGAAATTGATTTGGGGCGAGAGGAGACCTCAAAACAAGCCCGAATGCGGCAAAATAACCCTTGGGGAGATGATCCTGCATATGAGGGAGGTAACTGGTAGAAATGCTAAATACCATCGTTCGCACTTTTGAATAATCACAGGAGACCGCCCATATGGGATTCCAAATCAGTCCTGGCGTAACAGTCACAGAGAGAGACCTGACAACAATCATCCCCGCTGTAGCCACAACCAACGCTGGCTTTGCGGGCTACTTCCAATGGGGTCCAGCCGATCAGCGCGTAATCGTCACCGATGTCGCCAATTTGGCTGCTCTGTTTGGAACTCCTAATGACTCCAATGCTACTTATTGGTTCAGCGCAGCCAACTTCCTTGGTTACGGCAACAATCTTCAGGTTGTTCGCGTAACAACCGGTACCGCATCTTCTTCTACTGCTTTGAATGCAGGCCAAACTGGTGGTCAGGCATATGTTCCAAACAGCGATACAGATACTACCACGGTAAGCACAACAAGCGGTCTATTCTATGCCAAGTATCCAGGTACTCTTGGTAACAGCCTAGCAGTTGAAATCTGCGGTGCTGATGCCGGTCTTACTACTTTTGCTACATGGACATATGGATCGCAGTTTGATTCGGCTCCCAATACTTCATATTACGCATCAAGCGTTCTAGGCATTACTCAAGGATACGATGAGTTCCATCTTATTGTTCTTGATCGTCTTGGACGATTCAGCGGAACTCCAGAAACCGTTCTTGAAAGATTCCAAGGTCTTTCAATTGATCCTGGCGCAGTCTTGGCTGATGGAACAAGTAATTATTTCAAGACTAAGATAAATCAAAGTTCCAAGTATCTTGGGGTTGCGGGTTCTGTATCAACAACCCAAACATTCAGCAGCGTACCATTTGTTGCAGGTGGCTTGAGCGGTAGCGGTCTGACTACTCAAGTTTCTGGTTTGACTTTTGGTGGTGTTGGAACTTGGAGTTACGATTCTGCATCAACAACAGGTGCGCGCTATGGAACTGGTTACCCTGTTGGAGCCACAAGAAATCCAGGACAACCTTCCAGCCTTACTGCTTCGGGCATTTTCCGTCTACAATTACAAGGTGGAACCGGCGAATTCGGTGATACTGTGCGTTTGTTTGCAACTGGATTGGGATACGATATGTTTGCCGATCCCGATCAGTCGGATGTATCCTTGCTTATCGGTGGTCCATGCACCACAGGAAATGTCGGAAGCCTAGTTGCAATCGCAAACACCCGTAAAGACTGCGTTGCATTTGTATCGCCAGTAAACAACAATGCAACTACTTCCGAAGCAACCAAGTTGTCAAACGCTATTGCTTTCCGCAATGCCGTAGGCAATTCATCTTACACAGTTATTGATACCGGTTACAAGTATCAATTTGATGCTTACAATGATGTCTACCGTTATATCCCACTCAATGGTGACATTGCGGGTCTTTGCGTCCGTACAGACTTGAGCAATGATCCTTGGTGGTCTCCCGCAGGATTCAATCGTGGCATCATCCGTAATGCAATTCGTCTAGCCTATAATCCAGGTCAGACTCACCGTGACACTCTGTATCAGAACAGCATCAATCCTGTCATTACGATGGCAGGACAGGGAACCTTGCTCTACGGCGATAAGACCGCACAGACCAAGCCCTCTGCCTTTGACCGCATCAATGTGCGCCGTCTGTTCATCGTCCTTGAGAAGGCAATCGCAACCGCTGCGAAGTATAGCCTCTTCGAATTCAACGATTCGTTCACACGGTCGCAGTTCCGTTCAATGGTTGAGCCGTTCCTTCGTGATGTTCAGAGCCGCCGTGGTATCACCGACTTCCTAGTGAAGTGCGATGAATCCAACAATACGGCTGAAGTCATTGATGGTAACCGCTTCGTGGCAGACATCTATATCAAGCCTGCCCGTAGCATCAACTTCATTCAACTCAACTTCATCGCCACTAAGACTGGCGTTTCGTTCACCGAAGTAGGCGGCTAATCCCCCCTAAATAAGGAAAAGGAGACCTTAAATGGCATACAGCCAATTCAGCATAGACGCTTTCAGAGCGAACCTTATTAATGGTGGTGCGAGAGACAACCTCTACCTGGTAACAGGTTCATTCCCAAGCGGCGGAACCCGTGCCATCAATGCAGCAGCAGGAGTCGCAGGAGCGATCTTTGGTGCGGCTGCTGCGGGTGCGGTAAGCGCAGTTGGTGGTTTGGTGAATAATGGAAATGCAAATAGTCAGATTACCTTCCTCTGTAAGGGCGCGCAGATTCCTGCTTCTAGCCTTTCTGAAGGTACTGCTAACTTTATGGGAAGAACCATGAAGTTTGCTGCTGACCGTACATTTGCAGATTGGTCATTGAAGGTATACAACGATGGCACATACAATCTACGCAAGGCATTTGAATCTTGGTCGAACCTCATAAACTCCTATCAGGGAAATGTTGGTCCGAACAACTTCAATTCGTACTACATGGATTGGGCAGTTCAGCCACTCACCCGTGAAGGAAATCCCATCTGCACATACAAGTTCATTGGTTGCTACCCAAAGGAAATTGGAGCAGTAGAACTCGCCTTTGAGAGTAAGAATCAAATTTCTGAATTCAGCGTATCGCTATCTTATCAGTATTACAATTTGGTTGGTACGACATCCTGATTTGAGGTCAGACAACAATAGAGAGGTTTAAAACATGGAATTGTTCGGCTTCAAGTTAGAGCGTTCGCAGAAGCAACAGACAGATTTCAAGGCACTTAAATCGTTCGTAGTTCCCACTACGGACGATGGTGCCATTCCAGTAGAAGCCGGTGGCTTTTACGGGCAGTATGTTGATCTAGACGGTTCGGTACGCAATGATTTTGAACTTGTTGCAAAATACCGAGAAATGTCAATGGATCCTATTTGCGAAATTGCTGTTGATGATATTGTAAATGAAGCAATTGTTACAGAGCCAGGCAAGATGCCCGTCAAGATGTCCTTTACCAATGACAATACATTGAGTCCGAAGATCAAAAACAAGATTGAAGAAGAGTTTAAGAATGTTCTTCGTCTTTTGTCTTTTGATACTCGCGGCTATGAAGTATTTCGCCGTTGGTATGTTGATGGAAAGGTCTACTTCCATATCATTGTAGACGAAGAGAAGCCAGAGAAGGGAATCCTTGAACTTCGCTATGTTGATCCGCTGAACATTCAAAAGATCCGCGAATTCAAGAAAGAAACCCGTCCCGATGGTAACAAGATCATCACGGGATTCCGTGACTTCTATCTGTATAACAAAGACAACCCAAGAGTAGGTTCGGCTCAAGGCATCAAGATTAGTGATGATGCTATTGCCTTCTGCTCATCAGGTCTGTTTGACAGCCGTTATCGCCGTACCGTTGGCTTCATGCACAAGGCTATCAAGCCGCTGAACCAACTACGCATGATGGAAGATGCCGTGGTCATCTATCGCATCTCTCGCGCACCTGAACGCCGCATCTTCTATATTGATGTAGGTAACCTTCCAAAGACTAAAGCAGAAGCCTATGTCAAGGACATTATGAATCGGTATCGCAATAAGTTGGTCTACGATGCACAGACTGGCGAAATCCGCGATGACCGTAAGTTCATGTCCATGCTTGAGGATTACTGGCTACCTCGCCGTGAAGGTTCAAAGGGAACTGAAATCAGCACTCTATCGGGCGCACAGAATCTTGGTGAATTGGCGGATATCGTTTACTTCCAAAAGAAGTTGTATCGCGCCCTGAATGTTCCTGTAAGCCGTTTGGAACAGGATAAAGGTATTGCCTTGGGTCGCTCGTCAGAGATCAACCGCGATGAATTGAAATTCTCAAAGTTTATTACTCGTCTACGCTCCAAGTTCAACGAACTGATTTTTGATCTTCTCCGCAAGCAAATTCTTCTCAAGAAGATCATTACGCAGGATGAATGGAATGCAATCAAGGAAGTCATGTTCTTGGACTATCTCAAGGACTCGTACTATGTTGAAACCAAGAATGCTGAACTTCGCAAGCAGCGGAGTGCAGAACTGAATGATCTTGAAAAATACATAGGTAAGTACTATTCTCACTATTGGATTCGTACTCAAGTCCTCAATATGACTGAAGGCGAAATCCGAGAAATGGATGAGCAGATGACGAAGGAACGCAATTTGGGTATGTACCCATCTACGGGTTCCTAATCAGATTAAGGATCAATCATGGAACGCAACAATCTTTCAAATGCAATAGATTCGGTCAACGACAGAGATGCAATTTCTTTCAAGTCTGTTCTATCGCAAGAACTTGCTAGCCGTCTATATGCTGCATTGGATTCACGCCGTCAGTCTGTTGCTACCGAGATCCTTGGAGAAAATGAGCAAACTGTTTCAGAAGCAAACATTCTTGCTCCTACTGCTCCTCCCGTAATTGGTGTAAAGAAGAAGAATGGCAACACACTTCTTCCACCACCTTCTTCAAAGACAATCAAGACAAAAAACGAAGCCGCTGCACCTGTTGTTGATGGCAAGGCTGCTGAACTAAAGGCAAAGGCAGATCTAGCCAAGGCAAAGTCTTTTGTGACTGCAAACAAAGCAAAGGCTGATGCAGTAGAGATTAAGAGAAATGTTCTTGGCAAGGCTGAACTTGACACCATGCAAAGGCAGATTGATGCTGTCATGGACAACAGCGTTGATATTGCATCACTCAAGCCTGTTCCAGGTGGATTTGAAATTCGCAAGCAACCCGATGATGGGCTGAATCCAACAATTGAAAAGGAATTCCTTGTCAAGACATTTCAGCACGAAGGAAAGATTGTTGAACTCAAGCAAGTAGGTCTTGGTCTTTCGCGTCCTATTCGTGTCTATATTGATGGCACAAGATGGAACTTCTTTCCAGGTATGGAATCGGCAGTAGAAATGTCCAAGCAGTACATTGAGATGACTACAAAGAAGACTCCTATGCTTCCTGATACAAAGAAGGAATCAGTAGAGTTGCAAAACGATCTAATTGAAAAAGTAGAT